ATGTGTCTTGACGAACTGCTCCCATAGCTACAACGTTGTCTCCACTCGTTGCTGCTGAATCTTCAGCGTAAACACCAGAAGAAGCTCCGCCTCCACCACCTCCGCCTCCTGCTATTGCTGCCAGTTCACTACCGTTTGCACGATAATATACAATTGACACTGTGGCTGTTCCAGAAGTCGAAATAAGCCGTAAGTTTGACAGGTCACCAGCAATATACTCATAGTTACCGTTACCAAGGTACGCTCCGTTTGCTGTTGTAGGGTCAATTCCCCAACCGTACCGGATAGACCCTGTTGTAGGGGTAATCCTAACAACGTTACAAAGCTTTTCAGCCAGGTAATAGTTTCCTGCTGATGTGCCACTGCCAGCGGTATCAATGAGGGTCATTAACGGAGTAGCTGAAGTTGTAACACTTAGTGTCATCTCAGCGGCTACTCTCGGCTTTACATAGATCATAAAATTAAAAAGTTAAATTAAGTTTCGTCTGTTGTGAACCATGGAATGTTTGTTTAAAAAACTTTGAGTAGGAGGTGAATCTCTCCACCTCCTTTGAAAACTTTTTAAGCTTCTTTTGTGACTACCCCTGAATAGTGGGTCACGATCCATTGAGTACCATCACAATAGAGTTCACAATAGTTGCCAATTACTCCGGCAATATTGAGATATTTTGTGACGACGTTAGACGTGTTCAAACAAACTGCCTCTCCTGTCTGCGGTAAAACCCGTAGAATTTGAGCTGCAAAAAGATGAAAACGTAACGTAGCCTCTCGGCAAGTGTTAGCTGCTGGAAGTGTTACAACTACTGTTCCACTAGCTCCAGTATTCGTAACGATTTTCCCAAGATCTGCGGTGGTTAAAGTGGTATCACCAGTACAAGCTTTGGCTGTAGCTGTTCCACCGTTTACCATCGAAGGGAAATAATAGTTACCGTTGACTGTGCTTCGTACTTTACCCAGGTAATTTGGATTCTTTGAAGGCATCTTTTTATTGGGTTAAAGATTAAGCGTTTACTGTGAGTGCGTAGAGACGTTTTCCAGAACGGCTAAACACTTTAGTTCCGTAAAGGTCGATACCTTTCATGTAGTTACCAAACTGTTTAGGTTTGTCTGAGAATTTGATAGTAGGTTCCATTTGGGTTGCGAGAGCGATAGCTCCTTTTACACCAAAAAGGATTTTGGTTGTTTCTGTACCCCAGAAGTTGTTACCAGAAGTGAACACTGATGTACCACCGATGTAACCTGCTCCTGTAATAGTTGCGAGGTTAGATCCCCAAGAAGAGATAGCTACACGAGCGTTTGTGAGAATTGAGCGGTTTTCTTGAGATACGTCTACGAAACCTGTTGAAGTGTTGTTGATGAAGTTTGAAAGATTTGTATGAGTAGCTGCAGCGTTACCTCCAATTGTAATTTCACCTGCGTTTGTAGCTGAAGCTACGAACGTCAAAGTTACACCAAACAAAGTGATGGTGTCGTTAGCTGTTGGGTTAGTTGCAATTGTAAGAGCTTGAGACGCTGGAAGGTTGTTTGAAGAGTAAACATCAAAGCCTTGAGCGAAGCCTTCAAAACCGTTCCGAAGAGTTGTATCTGCAGAGTTGAACCCGTTGGCTACGAAAGTCGAAGCGAGAAGGTTTCGGTATTTTTGTGGCATAACAGCGAACTTTTGAGCGCCGTTAGAGTACGCACGATTTCGATACAGAACAGTATCTGCGTCAAGCATAGCCTGATACATAGATGCTGTATCAAGTGTACCACCAGTTGCAGTTAAAGCTGCACCTGATACACCTGTCGAAAGTACAGCTGCGTCAATGTCGTTAGCGAGTTGGTACGCAAGTTGTTTAGAAAGTGCTACCTGGTAATCTGCTTTAGCCTGGATCTTTTCAATGTCGTCGATATCCAAAAGAGCCGCTTTTGCGGTATTAATAGTTAACTGAGACGATGTTGAAACGATTGGTTGACCTGTAAGATCTGTACCAGGGGTGTAAGTTTGAAGGTAAACATCAGAAAGTTCTGGGAACTCAATGATACGTCCGTATTCGAGACCAACTTCAAATTTGGTCATAGCAATAGGTTTTGCTACGAGCATGTTGGTGAGATAATCCTGGACTGTGGATTGCCACAGTGTAGGATTAAGAGCTGTCATTGTATTAGCCATTTTGTAAGATAGTTAAGTGAATAGATTTCACTTAACAATCCCGACTCCTCAAGAGTTTTGCCTTCGGTTTTCGCCTTCGCCTGGTGCTCTTAGTGTGAGACCTGTGCGTTGACTTAATAAAGCTTCCATCTTAGCTATACGCTGTTCAGGAGTGCCTTTTTTGGCGAACTCTTCAGTCCCAAATTCTGGCTCACTATCATCAACTTTTTTAGTTTGGACAGGAATCTCCATACGCTTTTTCATCTCTTGAATCGTAGCCTCTCCACCTTTTTGCAAAGCTTCAAAGATAGCGAGTGACTCTTCGAGAGCGTCAGCGTGGCCCATTCCTTTACTAACTAATCGAGCGTACCCGTCCTGAATCATCTGTTTATCAGACTCTTCAATATCAAGTGTTTGAGCTTTCTTTTGCAACTGTTTAAAACGGTTTTCTTCTTCAGCTAAACGTCGTTTACGTTCGGCTTCAGCAAGTTTACGCTCTACAATTGCATCGATGTCGTTAGCTGAAGCTCTTGTTTGAATCTCTTGGGCCACTAATGGTTTTAACCATTCTTGACCTTCAGGTAATTCGTCAACTGATACTTCACCTTTTTCGACTCGATCTGCCCAGACTTTGATTTGACGTTCACGATTGATAGCGCCTAAATCTGGCTTTTGCATTGAATCATTTTTCATGTTCTCTGCGGCTGCTGTCACCACCTCAGAGGAACCATTGCTGGCAAATACTTGCTCAACTTGTCCCTGTGTTTGATCAGACATGTGTCCGGTTTGTTAAGTTACTATAAGAGGTAAATTCCTCTTGTTGAATATACAATAAGTTTATTTGGTTGGTTGGGCAAGTGATTTTTTGTACTCTTTTGAACACAGTTCAAGGAACAACGGGATCTCTGATAACCCTAGCTTATAAGCGTCTAACTCTTCTTTTGTGAAACTCGTATCACGGGTAAACTCCATGAGTTTCACAGCAGTTAAAAGCTGTAACTCTGAAGCGTTGTTGTCCCAAAAATACGCTAGGTCGTTCCGTTTAACTTTGTCGCCTACAACTTCCAAACTATACTCTGGTTTTTTGTCAAAGAGTTTTAAATTTTTAAAATACTTTAAAAGATATTTCATTTTATTCGGTTAACATTTTGAGCATCTGTGGTGACATCTGTTGACCCATTGCTGGTTGAGCTGTTGGGACTTCACTTTGTGGCGGTGGGCCACCTTCTGCAGGTACAGGTTGACCTTCTTGTGGAGCTCCTGGCATCGGTTGCGGTGGAGTGATACTTAGTTCACGGCCGTTAAGAGCTGCGATCTCTTGAATAACTTTCATTGCCTCCGGTGATCCTGGCTGTAAAAGAGCAAGAACACGTTGAAGTCTGGTTTGTTTGGCTACGTTAGATGGGATAGAACCTGACCTTGAATCAACGGTTAAAAACCATTGACCTTTTCTCAGCTCGTCAGCCCAAGCTCCCATGGTAAACACTCCGTTTTTTACTTTGATACCGTCAATATCAATCGCTGTCGGCATATCAATAAACGACTTGTTACTCTTTTTAATAAATTTCTTTGAACAATCAAGCATCATCTCAAGTACAAACTTGAACTCTGGTGCGTTGTACTCTTGCATCTGTTTAACCCAAGCTGAACTCTTTTCTTCTTCAGCGAGAATCTGGTACTGAGTAGCATCTGGGTTAACATCCGGTTCATCAAGCGAAATACCACACCTTTGGATCTCCCGAGTTATCATCTCATACATCATCTGGAACTCTGCCATCGCTGCGTTTGTTACCAGTGATTGAGCTGCTATTCTGTTACCGTTCGGATTAGCTGGATCATACTCGATAGGTACAATAGGCTTTTTACCTTGTGCTCTGCCTTTTGCTGCTTCTTGAAGTGATTGGAAAAACTCTGAAGCTTTACCTTGCGGTACATTCACAAGTGTGAGCGGGTACGTTGAATCCTCAGTATGTCCAAGTGCCATATTCTGAAGTCCTCGTGATACGTTTGCGAGCTTGAAAAGTAAGTTACCAACACCATAGTTATAAAACCCTTCAGCACTTGGCATACACATTTTCTGTGAAATCGGTATATAAGGCTGGTTGTCCATCATAAACGGGTACTGGTCTTTCTCGAACTTACCTACAACCTTACAACTATCACCCGCTATAATCCCCATTACTGGGCGCTTTGGATCCTGAATATCAAAATAGTAACCTATTTCCAAAATGTTACTCTGAATCCGGTATGTCTGATAAAAGTCTCGACCTGTCTCAATGTTCGCTATCCGGTTTATTTCTCGTGGAATCTGGCCTTTAACTTTGTCTCTTTTGAGACTCGGGAACATCCGCCAACCTTGCGAAGGATCCATTGAAAATATAGCTAACGCTTGCGTTGCTGACCGCCCCTTGGTTGTCCGCATAAGCGTTGCATATTGGTCTACATACAAGTTAGAGTTCGGGATCATAGAATTAATAATCGGGATCTCTTCATTCTCCTGACTTCCGAACATCGTGAACGAATCACCCAATAAAACAGTTGTCCAGTCTACACCTTGTTTTACACCCAAGTTACGCAAAAACTCTGATTTATCCGCCATCGTAGCGAGCCCCCAAGTCATCAGTTGCTCTAACCATTCAGGTTTCCCGTTGCCGTGCATCTCAAAATCTAACGGCTTTAACTTGTTCATAATCTTCCACATGATCTGTTGTAACATCAACGACGAAATCTTCCGTGGGCCAGTTGGTGTTACCGTCTCGAATCCTTCTGCAAACAACGCTAAAATACTCTGGTTCTCAGAGTCCTGACGTTGTTTCACGTCAAAAGCGTCCTGTATAAGCGTCTGCGTTTTCGTTACTAAATCGTTCTCGGTCATTTTGTTTTGTTAAAGAGTTTCTATTGTAGGAATACCAACATTTCGGAGTTCTGTAAACGTCTTTTCAGGGGATTTGTAATAATCTTTGACGGCTTCTAGACTTTGTTTTGTATCAATAGGTTTTTTGAGGCCGACCGCTAGATACCGGAACGAATCTGCAGCGTGTGAATGCTCATCATGGAGCGGCCCTCTTGATATTCTTAGTTTCTCATCGTAGTTCTCTCGGTACGAACGTAAATGCTTTAGCCCTTCACTGCATTTTTCCTGGTCAAACCAGCATTTAGTTAAAAATGACCGGACGTTATCAATCCCATCTTTGACCGCTATATTCGGACATATCGTCACGTTGAACCCTAAGCTTCTCATAACCTCTTCAATTGATTTACCTGTTCCTAAACTCTTGGCCCTACCATCATGCGGTAAAATAACTTGATCATAAGTATACGGTTTCTCTCTCATCTGTTTAGCGTACCAGTCAATCGGTTGCCCGTTGCTCTCAAGGAAATCTATTACTCTCACTTCAAACCCTATTACTTGCGCAAACCAGACGCTTGTCATGTCTGAAATCCCTAAATCGAACGAAGCGACTACAGGGTACTGCGAATCATACGGGACTCTTGTAACCCTGTTCTCATGTATAGCTTTTGCCAACTGTTCCGCGTAATACGCGCCTTCAGTTACAAGCCTGTACCCACCTTCCCAGACGTGCATATATTTCTCAGGATTGTTCAACCTGTCAAACTCCATCTCTTCCTTTAAAACCTCGGGAAACCAAGGGTTATCATACCATTTAACCTCCTGGACAATAGAGTTATTAGGCGGAGTTTTACCACGAAACATAATATCCACTGGGTCTAACTCGTTCTCAGGGTTCCATGTAAACCAGATCTCTGATCCCTCTTTACGAATCGTCGGTACAAGGAACTCTAACGACCTCAAACTTATTGTCGAAGCCTCTTCTATCCAACATATATCAATTCCTTCCATACTCTTAATACTCTCAGGGTTCGTTTTGATCCCTGCAAACAAAAAAAGCGACCCGTTTGTACCTCGGATCTCTGTCTCAGTCGAAGTGAAAAACTTGTTGAGTTTATACTCTGTAATCTTATCATCAATTAATCTCTTGACGGAATCTTTAATTGATTTCTGGATCTCACGACCACAAAGTACACGAATAGGTTTTGACGCTGCCATCAAAACAAGAGCCGCTGCGAAACTATGGCTCTTTCCTGTTCCACGGCCTCCATAATAAGCTTTATACCTGGATGGAGTGAAAAGAGACTCAAACTTCTGAGGTATCCGGACGTTTACCATTTACAAATTCGACTTTAATTGATTGATCAATAGGCCCTCCATCTTTGCCATACACTTCATTCTCGTTTTTATCTTTCCAGCCAAAGTTTTTGAGTGCAAATATATCTCCTGCATTGCCTCTTTTCCGCAGCCCGATCTCATAAGAGTTGTGTACTTTCAGGTAGGCTTTGCTTATCGAGTCGGAAAACTGTGGCTTATCCTTGTAGTCTAAGAACAGTTCTCTGGTTGTATCTAATGCTAAAGCTAGCCCTGTTACAGTCCACTCATCTTTAGGCGTTTCAGCAAAATACTTATCAATACCAGCTTGAAGTTCTTCAACAGATTGAAACTTCAATGGTCTACCACCAGCCATAATGTTTTATTAAGTTAATTACACTTTACCCTATTTTATTTTTCAATCAAGCTCTTCTTCCCACCAAACGAGAAGGATGTTATTTGGCTTATTGAAGGACAAAAACTCATTATAGTACCCTTCGGCTGCTTTCGATTGTACAAAGTAATTTACCTGACATTCGAGCCAGATACGGTCTTTATGATGGAAATTTTTACCTTTAAGGATCTGCATACGTTTAAAAATCAAGTACATCCTGTTCATCCTTTTCTTTTTCTCGATTTTGTAAATCTTGATCTTTGCATTCCTCAAAA